ATGATCTAAATATCCCTGAAAACGTCAGCGTAAGTCATGACTAAAGGCGATCAGGTCATAATCGGTCAACTACCCGACGAACTAGGCTCTAATCGGCTTGTATCGGTTTTACCGCCGTCAACAGCTGCCACTTATGGCTCACCGACGCCTAGAATTCACACTCAGCTTAATGATTTACCGTCTAGGGGCTTTGATCTCATAGATTTAGCAGCTGACATACTTCCAGACGGGCTTATGCCATGGCAAAAGTTTGCGCTGGAGCATACGCACAAATATAAACCAGACGGACGCTGGGCTACACCGACTAATTGCATAGTCGTTGCCCGTCAAAATGGTAAGTCGTTTCTCCAGCAAATCAGAATCTTAGGCGGCTTATTCTTATGGGACGAACCGCTTCAAATTGGATCAGCTCATAGATTAGCCACATCGCTAGAGCAATTTAGACAGCTGGTTAACCTAATCGAGAGCTCGGAAATGCTATCTAAGCGCGTACAGCGTATTCGCTGGAGTCATGGCTCCGAGGAAATCGAAGTCAAGGGTACGACCGGACAAATCAACCGATTTATCGTAAAGGCTGGCGGTTCAGCTGCTCGAGGCGTTTCCGCACCGTCGGCTATTCACTTAGACGAACTTCGAGAGATGAAAGACTTAGAATCTTACGCTTCTTTGAGATATACCCTTATGGCTGCTAAGAATCCTATGATTATGAGCTACACAAACGCGGGCGATTCGCACTCGGTCGTTCTTAATGCGTTTCGAGAGCGTGGACTAGCTGCGGCAGCTGGAGCAGACGACGACATCGGCTATTTTGAGTGGAGCGCACCGACCGACGATATTCAGCTCGAATCTAATTGGCTTGCTGCTAATCCAGCGATCGGTCACACAATTAACATCGACAACATACAGGCGGTTTTAAATGATCCGCCGGAAGTCGTACAAACTGAAGTCCTTTGCCGCTGGGTTCAGACTATCTCAAGCATTATCGGAGCTAATGAGTGGAATAATTGCCACGACGAATCCGTCGATCTCGACCCTGAAAAATTAACGTGGCTGGCTATTGACATTTCACCGGATCGCAAATTTTGCGCGTTAGTCGGAGCCCAAAAATTGGGCGACGAACGTTTCGTCGTAAAGTTGCTCCATACATGGGAAAACTCGGTTCAGCTGGACGATCGAGAAATCGCTAATGAAGCTGCCAAATATTGCCGTAAATATCCGCTCGAATATTTGCTTTACAGCCGTCGAACTAGCGGCGCGGTAGCCGCCAGATTCCAGCCCGCCGGTATTCCGATCTTTGACATGGACTCGGTTTACCCTCAGAGCTGCGACGAATTACTAGGCGCGATTAACTCGGGTCGATTGCGACATCGTGGCCAGAGCGATTTAACTAAGCAAATCCTGTCGGCCGTACAGCTAAAGCGCGGTGACGGTGGCTGGGTTATCGGACGTCGAGCTTCTCAAGCTGCGGTTTGCGCTGCGGTAGCGACGGCGCTAGTTACACACTTTGCGACACGCCCAGAAATGGACTTCGATATTATGACGGCTTAGTGTTATAAGCCTGACACAATTCTCTCATGGGTATTCGTGATCTATTTGCGTCAAAGGTCGAAGCTGTAACGCCGCTCCAAAATAGCGACATCGAGGCTTCGGTTTCACCTGTATTCGCGTTAGATTCGATCTATACCTTTAACGGTGGCGCTACTCAGGCGACGCGCGAAGAAGCTATGAGTGTTCCTACGATCGCACGTGCTCGCGGGATCATCTGTCAGTCAATCGCTTCGATCGGATTACAGCTCCGGGACAATACGACAGGGCTCGAAGTGCCAGCGCCCCGCGTAATTCGTGATCCCGATCCACGCGTCCCGGGTAGTGCGACTTATGTCTGGACAGCTGAGGATTTATTATTTTACGGTTACGCCTATTGGCAAATCACCGAACTCTTTGCCGACACTATGCGAATTCGTTCCGTTCAACGAATCGTTCCTACACGCGTCGGCGTTTTCTTAAACAATAACGGAACGGAAGTTCTTTATTACACCATTGACGGAAAACAAATTCCGGAATCGGGAATCGGCTCACTAATTGTTTTCTATGGTAACGACGAAGGATTATTAAATCGCGCTGGTCGGACAATTCGTACAGGTGCAGAACTAGAGCGAGCAGCTGCTAATTATGCTCGCGAACCTGTCCCGTCTATGGTATTAAAATCAAACGGAACAGCGTTACCAGCTGATCGAATTGCAAAACTTTTAGAATCATGGGGCGTCGCTCGACGTAATCGTTCGACCGCGTTTTTAAATGCGGACGTAGAATTACAAACAGTCGGCTTCGATCCTGAAAAGTTACAGCTCGCTTCAGCCCGTTCTTACATAGCGACCGAACTGGCGAGGGCGATCGGAATTCCAGCCTTCTACGTTGACGCTGAAACTGGATCGAGCATGACGTACTCCAACGCCAATGTCACACGCAAAACTTTGCTGGACTTCAGTTTGATTCCGCTAATGACTTCGATTTCCACTCGTTTATCTATGCCGGACTTCGTTCCGTCAACACAATCAGTTCATTTTAAATTAGAGGATTACTTACGCGGAAGTGAAGCCGAACGAGTAGCAATTTACAAAACATTATTTGAAATCGGCGCAATCAGCGTCGAGGAAATCCGACAAGCTGAGGAAATGATTAAATGAAGCTAAACATGCCGCTAACAATTACGTCAGCCGATAGCGAATCTCGCACAATTACCGGACGCGTTGTAACATGGAACGAAACTGGATCAACGTCCGCCGGACTTACGACCTTTAAGCCAGAATCTATCGCAACTAAAAACGTGAAGCTATTGCTAGAACACGATCGCACTCGACCTATCGGAAAGGTTTTATCTATGACCGCAACCGAACAGGGAATCGACGCGACATTTAAGATCGCGGAAACAACAGCCGGCAACGACGCATTAGTAGAAGCTGCGACGGGTTTGCGCGATGGTTTTAGTGTAGGAGTTAAAGTAAACGCACACGATTTCGTTGACGGAGTGCTGGTCGTTGCTAAAGGATCACTCGACGAAGTGTCTTTGGTTTCAGAGCCAGCAATCGACAGCGCCAGAGTCAGTTCCGTAGCTGCGAGCGAAACAGAAACCGAAGAGGAAGTCGAATCAACCGATGAGAATTCTGATCCCCTAGATGAGGAAACAGAAGAAACAAATCCAACAACCGAAGGAGAACAAGTGTCAGACACTACCGTTCCAGAGAGCGCCGCTGCCGAAACGGTAGAAGCGTCTAAGCATGTCCCAATGGCGTACACCGCGCCACGTTCACCTATTGTCGATAAGGTTTCTTATTTACAGTATTCACTCAAGGCGTCAGTTTTACATGATGAGGACGCTCGCCAATATGTCAAGGCTGCCGATAACACAACATCAACAGCACCGGGTATGGTTCCAACACCACAAAGCCGCACAGTAATCAACGCATTAGCTAATGCTGATCGCGGAATGATCGACGCAATCAGTCGTGAAGCTCTTACTGCTACTGGCATGACTTTTGAATTGCCAAAAGTTACAGCGGTTCCAACCGTTTCAGATATTGCTGAAAATACTACTGTTACAGAGTCAAGCCTAAGCGCGACTTATATTTCAGTTCCAGTAAACAGCTTCAAAGGTCGCGCAATTTCAACAGTCGAACTTATCGACCGTTCAGACCCAAGTTACCTAACAGCGTTGCTTCAGAATTTGGAATTTGCTTACGCAAAGGCAACTGAGGATTTCGTTACGCTTGGAATTTACAACGACGGAAGCTCAGTAGCGCAAACTGCTAATGATGCCGAAGGATTCTTAGGCTATACATCACAGGCTTGCGCTGCTGTTTATGGCTCATCACTCGGATTTGCTCGCTCATTGGTTGTTTCACCAACACAATGGGGCAACATCATGGGATACAACGATAATGGCGCCCCTCTATATAATGCGGCGCAACCGAGCAATCAGGGCGGATCTGTTCGCGGCGATTCACTTCGCGGAGTAGTTTCACCGGGTCTAAATCTGTTCGTTTCACGTTCAATCGGAAACGTTGGATTAACAACAGCTGACGACGCTCTTTCAATGGTTGTTATTAACCCAGATTCATACACATGGTACGAAAGCCCACGTTTCGAGCTTCGCACTAACATCAATTCCGACGGAACCATTGACATTCTTTACTATGGTTACGGCGCACTAGCTCCAAAGGTGCCACTAGGCGCACGTTGGAACAATCTCGCGTAAATAAATAATCATCGGTCGTTTCGCTCCCGAGGCGACCGAGCAGAACTAAGAGAGGATCGCTAATGCCAATTATCACAGCTACGGAACTTCGTGACGTGCTAGGCGTTAGCGATTCTCTTTACCCTGATTCATATCTAAATTTAATGATTGCTAGTGCTGAGGGTGCGATCTTGCCGTTGCTTACTGGTTATCAGTCAGCGATTACAGGGATCGAAGTCAAAGATGGCATGGCGTTCTATACAACTCAGCGCATAAATTATTTCGTACCGGGTCAAGCTGTAACGATTTCAGGCTGCGGAAATGCGTTTGATTTAACCGTTACCGTTAACGATCACAGAATTGCGCCATACATATTCACAACAGCAACAGCAGCACCGGATCAAATTTTTATACCTAAGATTCCCGCTGGTTTAGCCGTACTGGACGGTTCAACAGCTGAGGACTTATATTCAGGCGTAGCGCCTGTAAAGTCGGCGCTGCTAGTCGTATCAGTAGAAGTTTTCCAATCGATCACAGCTCCGGGCAATACTTCGGCTCAGGTTGATTTTCAACCAAGCCCGTTCGTATTAGGGCGCTCACTTCAAAATCGTGTAATCGGATTATTAGCTCCGTTTATTGACGTCGAAACTATGGGTCAATAAATGCCGACTCCAACAAGTATTCAGGCTAACGTTCGTGCGCCACTAGCGACCGCTCTCGCTGGAGTAACGGCTTCGGTCTATGAATCAGTACCTGAGGCGGTAATCCCGCCCGCTGCGATAATCGTGCCGGGTACTCCGTATTTGGAGACGACGCTAATTAGCAGCTCGATTCAATTAAAAGTTAATTTTACAATCTCAGCCGCCGTCGCATATAACAATAACGCGGGCGCTCTCGATAATCTCGAGAAGCTAGTCATAGAAATTCTCGCGGCTATTCCGTCGGGATACATAGTCGGCGACGTATCGCGTCCGTCGATTGTTACGTTAGGTTCGAGTAATTTACTTATTTCGGATATTGACGTTAGCACTTACTACAAACAAGAAAACTAGGAGAAAAAAATGCCAACAACAATCGTAACGGGGCGCGATATTACTTTCACTATTGACGGTGATACATACGACGCTCAAGCAACAAGCGCGACTCTAACTATTGAGTCAACGATTAACACTTACCAGACACTAGACGGTAAGGCTTACTTTACTACCGATACTCAAGGAACTTTCGACGTCGAAATGCTTGCCGATTGGCCAGCTGGCGGCTCTCTTTGCGCTTCACTATGGAACGCGGCAGACAGCGCTCCAAATACACCTCTTTCAGTCGTTTTCACAGCTGCAAGCGGATCAGTATTTAACTTCGACGTACAGCCAATTTTCCCAAGCGCTGGCGGCACAGCTCCAGACGCTCAGACTGTATCGCTTAGCTTTACTTGCGTAACCACACCAACACTATAAGAAAAGAAATCGGGAGCACATGAAACTACAAATACATATCGAAACGAGTGACGGAAATACTGTAACCACGACAGCGCAACCACCAGAGTTCGCTAAATGGGAACAGAAAACAGGTTACACAATTCAACAGGCTCAGGAAAAAATCGGTATATCCGATCTAATGTTTTTAGCATGGAACGCTCTAAAGCGTGAGGCAGCTGGTAAGCCAGTCAAACCTTACGAGGTATGGTGCGAAATGGTAATTGATATTACGGTCGGAAACGACGAAGCCCCAAAAGCCACAGCCGAGGAAGCCTAAGCTACTTAATTGTAGAACTCTCGATCGCAACGGGAATTCCAATGAGTGAGTGGGTGGACGCGGCGGATATATTGACAGCGCTCGAGATAATGGAGAAGCGAAATGGCGGAAAGTAAGGAAGTCGTTCAATACGACAAAGCCGAACTTCGCGCCATTACTGGGGCGTTTAAAGCCATGGACGCGGAAGCTCTCGATCAAGCTAAAACTCAATCGGGAGCGCTTGCCAGTTATTTACAGGGCAAAGTTATCTCGGCAGCTGGTCAATTAAATTCGGCTCCAGTAGCTAGTCGAATTGCTGAAGGCTCTCGAGTAAGTAAGTCGTCCAAAATTGGCGAGATCAGTTTCGGTTTTGCAGCTCAGAAATTTAGCGGCGGCGCTACTACTCAGCAATTATGGGGCGGCTCAGAATTCGGATCAAATAAATTTAAGCAATTCCCAATCTGGTCGGGATCAACCGGGCGAGGATCGACGGGCTATTTTATTTATCCAACTTTAATAGCTGAGCAAAGCTACTTAATAACTGAGTGGGAAAAAGCATTTACTGACATAGTTAAGAGGTTCGACTAATGGCTACCGGATCAAGAACGCTCAAGCTCTCGATCCTTGCGGACGTCGATAACCTTAAAAAAGGACTGACTCAAGCTGGGACGGACACCGATTCGTTCGGTACAAAGTTAGGCAGCTTCGGCGCTAAAGCGGGAGCGGCGTTCGCTGCGGCTGGCGCTGCGGCGCTTGCTTATGCTGGCGTTCTATTAGTGGACGGCGTTAAATCAGCAATCGCCGACGAAGCAGCTCAGGCAAAACTCGCAACCACTTTAGAAAACGTAACAGGCGCAACCGACGCACAGATAGCCGCAACCGAGTCATGGATTACCACTCAGGGACTATCTCTCGGCATTACAGACGACGAATTACGTCCAGCCCTAGAACGATTAACCCGAGCAACTGGCGACGTCGGAGAAGCTCAAAAACTAGCTAGTTTAGCCTTTGATATTAGCGCGGGTACGGGTAAGTCACTTGAAGCCGTATCTAATGCGCTGGGCAAAGCCGTCGAGGGCAATACGACATCTCTCGGAAAACTGGGAATCGGAATTGCTGCGGCTGATCTTAAATCTATGAGCCTTGAGGAAATCACCGCAAAGCTGGCTGAAACTTTTGGCGGACAAGCCACAGACAAAGCCGAAACGTTCGCGGGCAAAATGGATCGTTTAAAACTGGCGTTCGACGAAGGAAAAGAAACCGCGGGATCATTTATTCTCGACGCACTTACGCCGCTAGTTACCTTGTTAGTTAGTAAGGTTATTCCAGTCCTAACAACTTTAGGCGACAACATAGGAAAAACACTTCAACCAATTTTTAAGAATATCTCAGACTTCGTAACAGATTCAGTTATTCCGGTATTCACCGATCTTTGGGATTACTTCACAAAAAACATCGTCCCGCTATTTAAAAGCTACGCCGATCTATTAAGCGTGACTTTACTTCCAGCGATTAAGGCACTCTGGGGATTCGTTCAAGATTATTTAGTTCCAATTTTTAAAGCTACTTTAACTCCAGTTATTGAAGGATTAAATACTGTATTTAAAAAGCTAAAAGGTTTCGTCGAGGACAATAACGCCGTATTTACGTTTTTAGGCGCGGTCATCGGAGTAATTGGCGGAGCTGCAAAAATCCTAGCGCCGATTATTGGCACGACTTTAGGGCTTGCGTTTAAGGGCGTCGGACTAATTATTGACGGCGTGAGCCTTGCAATTTCAGGGGTCGTCGCTGGAATTAACTTAGCGATCGCAACCATTAACTTACTGATAAAAGGCTATAACGCTGTAAACAATTTATTCGGCGGAAAAGATATTTCACTAATTCCGACCATAGTTTTAACTAAAGGCGCGAAAACTGAGACTGTTACTCCAGCAGCAGCTAAAGCGGTTCAAGATGAAATCAAAAAAGAAGTGGGCGACGTAGCCAAGCAAGTAGCAAAAGAAACGGCAGCAATTACAGCCGAAGCCACTAAAGCAGCTGCGAAAACTGTTACGACCGCCGCCGTTGACGAATTGGCAGCGGGCTTAGGTGGAACTACTGGCAACATCGGCGAAGCCATGTTCGCAATCCGTCAAGCCGAAGCCGGATTTATTCCGCCAGTCGTCCCAGTCGGAACAGACGTCGGCGAGCGCATGTTCGCAATCCGTCAGCGTGAAGCGGGACTTACACCGCCGACAACTATTAACGTCAACGTTTCAGGCGCTATCGATCAAGAGGGAACAGCCCGGACAATCGTTAACACTCTAAATGACAGTTTTTATCGTGGTACTAACGGCGCTAGAGCCTTGGCGATCTAATGACAGTATTCAATCCCATTTGGCGCGTAAGAATTCAGGGTATCGAATATACGACTTACGTTCTGGCTAATCTAACTATCGCCAGCGGTCGAGATAACATCTATCAGCAAGCGCAAGCGGGTTATTGTAATTTACAGCTGATAAATTTAAATCAGGCAATCGTAAACATAAACATAAACGACTCAGTTTCGATCGAGCTAAAGGATTCGACTAATACGTTCGTGCCAATTTTTGGCGGTACAGTCGTCGATTTTGGAATCGAAGTTTCGACAGCTGGTAATGTCGCAATAAACCAAACTTTAAACATAACAGCTCTAGGAGCCCTAAGCCGCTTACCTAAAGCATTAACCGACGGAATTCTGGCTAAGGATTTTGACGGCGATCAAATCTGGGAAATTTTGCAAGATTTACTTTTAAATAACTGGGGCGAAGTTCCAGCAGCCGAACAATGGCAGGACTACAATCCGACCGAAACATGGGCAACAGCTGCTAACGTCGGATTAGGTCAAATTGACCGTCCAGGCAATTATGAACTAGACGCTAGATCGTCGGATCGCACCGACGTTTATTCGCTGGTTTCAGCGCTTGCCACTAGCGGACTAGGTTACATATACGAGGACGCGAGCGGGCTTATTAGTTACGCGGATTCGACTCATAGGTCGATCGAGTTAGCCACTAATGGCTACACCGATTTAACGGCTAACCATGCACTATTTAACGGGCTTAAAATCCAGACTAGAGCTGGCGACGTTCGTAATGACATAACGATTAAATACAAGGCTAACGGCTCTAGTGAAGTAAGCGCCGAGGATATTGGATCGGTCGAGCAATTTGGTCGCTTAGCCCAGATCATTACTACCACTCTAGATAAAACGGTGGACGCTCAAGATCAAGCCGATTTTTATTTAACCCTAAGAGCTACGCCTCAAGCGAACTTTACGTCGATCACTTACCAGCTTACAAATCCAGAGCTGGACGACCAAGATCGCGATTCGCTGATAAACGTATTTATGGGCTTACCGCTGCGAATTAGCGACTTACCGCCAAACATGGCTTCGGGTACGTTTCTAGGATTCGTTGAGGGCTGGACGTTTAAGGCTGCCTATAATGAAATCGCTATTACTCTAAATCTTTCGCCGCTAAGTTATTCGCTCCAAGCTTTGAAGTGGGAGCAAGTTTCAGCGGCAGAATCGTGGAATACTATAACCGGAACTCTGACGTGGGAAACCGCGTTGGTCGTGGCATAAGGAGAATAAATGACAAATCCAACGAGTAACTTTAACTGGCAAATGCCAACGCCGACGGACTTAGTTACCGATTTACCAGCTGATTTTGAGGTATTTGGTCAGGCGGTCGATACGTCAATGGCTGATTTACTAGGCGGCACTACTGGACAAATTTTGGCTAAAGCGTCAAATAGCAACATGGATTTTGCATGGATAACTAATGACGTGGGCGACATTACAGCCGTTAACGTAACCGCACCAATTACCGGTGGCGGCAGCTCGGGCGCTGTAACTATTGGCGTAAGTGCAGCTTCAACAGCTGCGGCGGGCGTCGTACAGCTTAGCGATTCAACTTCAACGACTTCAAGCGTTTTAGCAGCTACACCCACAGCGGTTAAAGCGGCTTACGATAAAGCTTCAACAGCTGCGACGACTTCGGTCGCTGGAATTGTCCAGCTATCGGATTCAACTTCGACCACTTCAAGCGTTTTAGCTTCAACTCCAACAGCTACTAAATCAGCTTACGATCTAGCGGACGCGGCTATTCCTAAATCAACAGTTACAACAGCGGGCGACGTTATATTCAGAAACGCAACAGTTCCAACACGTTTAGGAATTGGCACAGCTGGACAAGTGTTGACAGTCAACAGCGGCGCAACAGCTCCAGAATGGGCAAGTCCGATAACTGGCGGCATGACGTTGTTAAGCACAACGACACTTTCGGGAGCAAGCACAACTATCTCTAGTATTTCTCAATCATACACAAATCTTTTCGTCCAAGTTTACAATATGACAAACGCAACAGCGGACGGAACATTCAAGCTCGATATAAATGGTACCTCGACTACAATTTATGCCGCTAGAATTCAGGCTGGTACTGCTGGTCAAATAGGTGCAGGAACTTTAGAATCAGCTGGCACGTTAGCTCGAGCTGTCAATCAAAACGCATACAATTTGCTAATTACTAATTACACTAATTCGACAAGCAACACTTTTTTGCCAATTTCTTTTATGGGAACTGCACAACTTACTTCGACTGCTTATTCAAGCACTATGATAAATGGTTCTACGGCTCCCGGTGGTGCGGTCACATCACTTAAATTTTCAAATACTGGTGGCGATTTTAGTGCTGGTACAGTTCTAGTTTATGGAGTGAAATAATGAGTAATCCAATGATCCGAATTCACAATATGGAAACCAATGAAATCATCGACCGCGAAATGAACGCGGACGAATTAAAGCAATATGAACTCGACTTGCTGGAATCAGCAAAAACGAAAAAGGAATTGGCAGCAGCAGCAGCGGTTAAGGAAGCGCTACTTACTAAACTCGGTATTACAGCCGACGAAGCGGCTTTATTGCTGTCATGAAGCTAACAAGCCATAACGGCTGGACAATGAACTTGGAAACACTAATAGAACTTTGCGAGGCTTCTGTCGGCTATACAGAAGGCGCAAATAACCAAACTACCTTTGGCAAATGGTATGGGCTAAACAATCAACCTTGGTGCGCGATGTCTGCGTCTAAAATGTTTTTTGACGCTGGCATTATTGCGTCAGTTGCTAACACTAAAAAAGGATTTGCTAGTTGTGACGCTTGGCTTAAATACTTAACCAAGAACAATCAAATAGTGCCAATAGGACAGGCAAAACGTGGCGATTTAGTGTTCTTTCAATTTGATGATGACGCACAGCCCGATCACGTTGGCATTGTAAAAAGTCATAACACCAAATTAAAAACAATTAAAGTTTATGAAGGAAACACAAGTTCCGGTAAGGCTGGCAGCCAATCAAATGGTGACGGCTTTTATCTTAAAAAAAGAACGTATTCGACTATCATGGCGGTTGCTCGACCACAGGAGTCCGAGAGCTAATCAAGGCTCTGGGGTTAGGAGAAAAGTAATGAAAGAGCTAAAGGCTATGGCTGCTAGTTATGGACGATCAGCGCTCGCGGGAGCGTTAGCCGTTTACATGACAGGCGAAACCGATCCCAAGAAATTGGCTTATGGTTTTCTCGCTGGCGTCGTTCCGCTTATAATGCGTTACCTGAATCCTAAAGACGTTACTTTTGGCGCTAAAACAGGTGAACAGTAACGATTGGGCTGCTATGGGCGTGGCTATGGTCACGCTCTTAGTGGCATTTATGACCGGTATTAGACACTTAGTCAAATACTACCTAAGCGAGCTTAAGCCCAATTCTGGGTCAAGTGTCAAGGATCAGGTTTCGCGCCTCGAAGCTCGGGTCGATGAAATATACAGCTTGCTCATAAGCAATTCGACACGCCGTTAAATAAGCGTAAGGCTTGAAATTGTCAGACATTTAGTTCACCCTATAACTAGGGAGCGAATAAGTCGTTCCCAGAATCGGGAGCTAACATGTTTACTATATTGGAATTAGCGGTAGTAGTTGTCGCTACGTCTGTCGGCTGGTTTTTAGTCGGCTGGACTATTGGTTACAAAGAGGGCGTGAAAGACGGATTTAACCGCGGTCGAGCAGCTGGTATGAGAGCTGCTACAAATTACGTTAAGAGCTTGTAATGGCGATTCCACTAGAGGGCTACGAATCCGTAGCTGAGCGGATCGAGAAATTCTGGATCAAGTATCCAAATGGTCGAATCGACGTCAATATCGTCTTTCAGGACGGGACTCGATACATCGTCCAGACGGACATTTACAAAGACATTACCGACTCATTACCTTTTGCAACAGATTTTGCCGAGGAAATTAGATCAAGCGCCAATCGTTTTCCGCTTGAAAATTGCAGCACCTCAAGCATAGGTAGAAGTTTACACACCGGCGGATTATCAAAGTTCAGCGAGAATCAAAATCGCCCGTCGTTTGAGGAAATGAAGCGAGTCGAACGCCCAATCGCTACGCCAGCAGCAGCTAGTGAAGCGCTACCTAACGGCTCTTATGATCCTTGGGACATGACTAAAGCTGTTGCCGAAATCGGCGGAATACTTACTGGTCGATCATGCGCTCATGGGGTAATGATTCGCAAAGAAGGAGTCGGAAAAACTGGAAAGCCTTATAAGGGCTGGGTTTGTCCAGACAATAACCGGACGTGTGCGACATGGGAGTAAACAAAATCACGCTTACTCGGGACGAGGAAGTTCAAGCGGCAGCCGCCGCGTTTACCTGTGAGTTTCGTGGTGAGGAAAATTTCTATTTCCATGACCAAGCTATGAGGGGCAACATACATGACTCGATCAAGCGTACAGCTGAGGCGTTTGGAGCTGAGATAGCAGCGGCTAAGTTCTTTGGAATTAAGGACTTTAAGATCGAGCTTGACAAGTTCAAAATTCGAGCAGACATCGGCAACCGAATCGAAATTAAGCATACGCGCTGGCTAGACGGTCATTTGATTTTGCAGCCTAGAGATCGAGCCGACGATTTAGCCGTTCTAGTGGTAGGAGAATCGCCAACCTATTACGTTAAAGGCTGGATACCGATTCGGGCAGCTAAGACAAGTCGCTTTAAACATGACAAATCTGAGTCATGGTGGGTCAGCCAACATAATCTAAATTCTATGGAGAATCTGAGGGAGTCTAACTATGGACAAATTGAAATTTGAGTGTCGGCGCTGTAAGCGCGAAACGTTACAGGTCGAGCGAATTGTGACCGATTTACTTCCGCCGGGCGTTAAAACGCTCGAGTGTACGGTCTGCGGCGTTATGGGCGTCTGCCTAGTGGGTAGCGATAATGCCTAGTTACCTTTACCGGTGCGACCAATGCGGCGGTGAGCTTGAAATGAGCCACTCGATACCAAGTAATAGCGATCTATCGCCACTATGTTGCAGCTATCCAATGAACCGAGTCTTTACAGCTCCAGCGGTTATCTTTCGCGGTACTGGTTGGGGCGGTGATAAGTAATGCCGTTCGCTAATCAGTTCTACCGAGTCAGCTTCCGAACTCAGATAACCCTTTGCTGTAATGAGATTATGTTCAAATACACCTGTCGAATATGCGGTAACGACATGGGCTGCTATTACTGTTCATTTGACTATAACAAAGCTCATGAGTGCGATGAATAGTTATCCACAGATTAGGAAAGTTATCCACACCCTGTTGGAAACGCCCAAGAATACGCTCATGCTTGCAACCTATTTGACTGGTTCGGTACGCTCCACTCTCTCGACGAGAGCCCCACAGGGGGCTAGCTCGCGGCGAGCCTTACTATCGGGCGCACTCTGTATTGCGGTGGCGCTACCGAGTCCAACATGGGCTAGTTCTATAACATCTAAAGATAACTACAAGCTTTACTTACATAGTCGAGTAGTTAGTGATAAGCAATACCAATGCGCATACGAGCTATACATGAAAGAGTCTAGGTTTGATAGTCGAGCCGTTAACGGTAGTCATTACGGTATTCCTCAAATGCGTAACAAGAAGCTAAAGAACTTAGACGGATATACTCAAATAGATTGGGGTATCAGGTATATCGCTCATAGATATAAGGGCGACTATTGCTTAGCATGGAAACACTTCAAAGACAAGGGGTGGCACTAATGAAGTCAGCTGTGGATAATGGAACCAGTAGTCAATGGTCAAAAATTAGGCAAAGGATTCTTAAGCGTGACG